AATCAAGTGTAGGCTGACCTGTGCCGTCACTTTGTCTTGCAATACGCAAAGAGCTATCAGGTGCATAACAGAAGCCACCGCCAGATGTCAGAGTTTGAGGCAGGGTGTTTGTAGTCCCAACCAACAAGTTGCCGCTTGAGTCGATGCGCATGCGTTCTGTATAAGTAGAGCCATCACTGTCACTGACTTGCCCAAATGACAATGCAGAAGAGCTGTTTGTAAACACTCTATGGACACCAGCTACAACACCAAGACCACTTCTTGTGTTGCCAGAGTGGTAGGTATGGATAGTTTGTCCATCTGAAGGTATGTTTGCGCCAAAGGATAAAGGAGCAGACGGACTGTCCGTGCCAATACCCACGTTACCGCTGGAGGATATGCGCATGGCTTCAAAAGTTTGACCTTCATCAGTTGATGCGGCAGTAGTACCAAAAGCTAAACTATCTGCGTTATCCCAAGTTATTTCTGCAACATCAGCATTAATACCTAAATTTAAGAACTGGTTAGCGTTTGTGTTTGTAATTGTTGCATATGTTGCACCCCCTGACGCATCTTTAGCAACAACTAAACTATGCCCGTAGCTACTAGGCGAACTAGTGCCAATACCCAAAGACTCCTCAGACGCATCCCAAAACAACTTTGCAGTCGTGCCAGTGTCTTCGTAGAAGCTAATGTCTCCGTTGGTGGCAAATAAAGCACGATTCGTATCGTTTGTTTCTATGCTAAATGAATGGTTTGATTGCGTTCCAACTGTTGCAGTGCTATTAAATGCTTGAAGCCTTGCCTCAACATTATTAGTTGTATCTATGACACTTATTGCTGGACTTGAGGTTGATTGAATAGTTGCACTGCCATCAACAGTCAAACCGTCAGCAGTCACAGTACCCGTTACGTCTAAGGCCGTGCTAGGTGACGAGTTGCCAATTCCTAGTCGTTCATTAGCCGCATCCCAGAAAAGCTTTGCGGTAGTGCCTGTGTCTTCATAGAAGCTGATGTCGCCTGTAGCGTGGTCTATCTCAAAACGTGTTACAGGATTAGAATCTGAATTATCTACTGTTTGTATTTGTAGATTACCGCCAGCATTTCTTATGCGGGTATTTACATCTGTAGTATCTGTTTCATTTAGGAAAATCTTTGGGCTTAAACCAGATATTTCAAAAGTGCCAGTAAAAGAACCATCACCATCCACAGTCAAGCCATCGCTGACCACATTACCAGTTACGTCGATGCCTGTAGAGGTGGTGGCTAGTTTGGCGCTTGTGTTGTGGTATAGAGTTGTTTCTGAGTCTATATCAATTTGCATAACAACATTGTCGCTTCCATCAAGGAAGTTAAAGTTGTTGCCGTTCGACTTGAAATTTAAATTACCTGTACCAGCATCCTCAATATAGTTTTGCGAACCTGTGTGATAAATCTGTAGGTCTGAGCCAGCACCGAAGATAGCCTTGTCGTTGTCACCGAATGACACGTCTGCCGTAGTCGTAAGGCCAGCAAAGGTAGGTGAGTCAGTAGTAGCAACGCCTTGATCCAGAGACTTAACAGCAGTCTCATTGGTCAACTCACTGTCCATGACAGCACCAGCGGCTGTAACGTTAGTCGTGTCCGTAACGTCTGCTCCTGCTTCTATACCGTCAAGCTTCGTATGGTCTGCATCAGTAAAGACATTGGAGTCAGTAGCGGAGTCAACTAGTGTACGAATCTCTGCGGCTGTTTGGTCAGCAGTAGCACCAGACTCAATACCGTCTAGCTTTGTACCGTCAGTAGCTACGTCACGTCCGTCTACAGTACCGCCTACAGTAATGTTACCTGTAGCAGAAACAGTAGTAGCAGAGACAGCGGCAGGAGTAGTACCACCAATGACAGCACCGTCGATAGTACCACCGTCGATGTCTGGAGTGTTTACGTCAGGAGACGTGAGAGTCTTATTAGTAAGTGTCTGTGTACCAGTCAGTGTGGCAACAGTAGAGTCAATAGCAAACTCAACGTCATTACCTGAGCCAGTTGTGTCAATACCAGTACCACCAGTAAACGTCATGGTCTCAGTGTCTAGGTCAATGCTTAATGCACCACCTGAGTCAGCTTGAAAGTCTAGGTCTTGTGCAGTGACTTGTGAGTCAACGTACGCTTTTACGGACTGCTGTGTAGGAACCAGAGTTGCACTGTCGGACGACATATCGTCTTCGTCAACGAATGCAGTGACACCAATAGTTCCGTCAGAAATAGTTTCAAAGGTCAGGGTTCCGGTAAACGTAGGCCCTGCTGTGTCAGCTTTGGTTGCAATAGCTGTAGAGATTGCATCGAACTCAGTTTCAAATTCAGCGCCACGGATGATCTTTCCTGAGTCGCCTGTAGGTAACGAGTCCTTCGCTTCAAAGTCTGTAGTCTTGGTATAGTTAGACATTAGTAAGTCCTATTGCAGAGAAGAAGAAGGGGAAGGAAAAAGGGGCCATTGCTGACCCCCATTGGTTTTACTCGTCAGCGACTGCGAGGATAAATCCTGCTTCTGGACGATATACTTCAACACCGTAGAGTGTGTCTGCAGTGTACAGAGTAGAGAGGTACTCTTGCTTGTACTGAGTCTGCGAACGTACTGCCATCTGCTCTGCCATAACGAGAGCGTCTTGGTGGAAGAACAAGCAACCACGTACAGCGATAGAGTTTTGAGCAGCAGTCTCCAGTACAGGAGCGTTGCTTGAAACGTAAATGTCTACGCCGTAAAGGTTACCAATAAGACCTGACTCAACGCCACGTCCACCGACAAAGTCAGAAGACACGTAACGGTCAATACCCATCAAAGACTTACGTACTGCAGGTGGAACTACAAGTACACGGTTTTCCATAGGAACGTCAGCGTCGTCCATAAGCTTGATAGCTTCACGGAAACCAAGGTCAGTGAAGTTGTCACCAGTAGCTACAGTATCGTCAGCATAAGCAGCAAGGCCTAGAGCAGCGTTAAAGTAGTAGCTGTTGCTATTTTCCCAGTTAGCGCCGTCAGTAGGAGCTTGAGTACGAGTACCGTCACCGAAACCAGTAGTAGCATTGATAAGGTCAGTATCAACCTTAAGTGCAAGCTGGTAACCAGCGTCTTCAGTGTAGAACTGACGGAGGCTGTTAAGAGCTTGTACTTCTACGATGTCTTCGATAAGACGTGAGTACTCGAAGTGACGGTCAACAGTGACAGTCAACTCTGACTCAAGGTTTGCTTGGATTGTTACTGCTGCGGCTTCACCCTTAGCAGAAGCTGCACCACGAGTAGGCTTAGGGATGTGGATTACATCGCCTTTTTTGCCAGCCATTTGAATGCGCTTGACAAGAGGAGCCATCTTAAGGTTCTTTTGATATGCTGCAATTACCTCATCACTCCAAATTTCTGGAATGAAAGTACCTGCTGCTGTTTTGTCTACTACAGCATTAGCTGTAAAATATGCACCGGAAGTTTCACCAGCCATGTCTAATCTCCTTTAGATTATTTGACACGACCCTCTGCATAAGCTTGTAATATTTCGTTTGACAAAGCTTGATAACGCTCAGGGTCTGTTTTCATTAGTTTAATAATGTCGGACCTGCGATATACTTTCTTACGTGAACCCTCACCAGTGCCTCGTGCATTGCCTGTATTAGCTGCCTTAAGTGTCTGCTTACGTGCCTGTTTTTCAACATTAGCAGTTTGCTGTGCAACTGTTTTACGTTCTTTCCAGAGTGTAAACAGTTCGTCAGCAGCGTCAGCGTCGTACTGTTGGTCAGCGGCTACAAACAACTGAGTCCTAATCTTAGATGCCTTAATCCATTCAGCAAACTTGGGGTCGCCAAGAATTGTTTGCATGTCTGGATGTTTAGCTTGAAGCGTTGCAAGTGACGACTGCTTTTTGTACTGCTCAGTGTACTGCTGTGCTTCTCTAATTTTAGGGTGATTCTCAATAGCACGATTAACGGCTGCTTGAGGATCCGTAAAATAATCTATATCGTCTTCAGGCTCAACGTATTGTTGTTGAGGTGCTTGCTGTGTTTGAGTACTAATGTAGTCATCCACAACTTTACGAAGTTCGCCTACTTCAGAAGACTGACGACCAAGTAACTTTTCAGCTTCTTGGTGCATCTGTACTACTTCTTCTAAAGACTTACCTTGGTACTTCTCTGGTAAACTTGGTTCTTCGGCTTGAGGTTGCTCAACGTCGTGTTGAATCTCGTTAACTTCGTTTTGC